GAGAGAGAGGTCGCTCGACATCGAACCGCCGGATGCGTCGAATACCTGGTCCGGGATGCCGCTCGCTTCATCACACACCAACAGCACGTTTTTAGCGTGAACGCCTTGCAAGGCGTCAGGCTGTTCGGCCCTCGATGTCCTGGCTGATATGAAATTGCGTTCCGGTGCCGGGGCCAGTTCGATCCTGTCCTGCTTGACCGTGAGCAGTTGCCGCATATCGTGTGGCATCTGCCCGATCCACGACTTCATTTCCGGCAAAAGCGCATCCATAAGCTGGCTGGAGGTCGGCGCGGTGACCACGATCTTCGAGCCGAGCCTCGTCATCAAAAACCATATCGCGGTCCAAGCGAGCAGCGTCGTCTTGCCGACGCCGTGCCCGGAGCGGATCGATATCTGGCGCTCGCCGGTACTGATCATGTCCAGCACCTCCGCTTGCCAGGGGTCGGGGGTCGCCTTGAAATACGCTTTAACGAAAGTGCCGGCGTCTTTCTGGAGTTTCGCCAGCGCGATCGTCAGGGCTGCGGTGTCCATTTCAGTTCCCATTTAGGCTCGAAAGGTAGTCTATGCAGCCGTGGCATTTCGTCGATGATCGATTTCGCGTGAAACAGCTGGCGCGGACTGAGCTGCTCCTTGACCGCCATGTATTTCTCGTATTTGTCTCTTCGGAGCTTTGGCCGCGAATACGCATAGTGCAGCATCCCACAATCTTGGTCGATCGGGTACATCGGCCCGAGCAGTTCCCTGGCGTTCAGCGGCTGGTGCCCGGAATGGATCCCGGCGTCGCCCCACTTCCATTTCGCGTCTTGGTGCTCGCTCACGTTCGCCGCGACCCAGTGGCGTCGGCGGTGGCCCGTCCACCAGCGGTCGCTCCTGTAGGTGAGTTTATCATCCCACAGATCGAAGACGCAGAATCCTGCGAGCGAGCCCTTGAGCGAACGCCTAAAATCTCCAGCCGGCACCATATCGGCGTCGATATGCACGACCCACTCAGATCCTTTTACGGCTTTCTCCCAGAGAAACTTCCTGGCGGCGGTCTCGTTGCCCCACAGATCGAAGGTCTCACGGTAAACCTCGCAGCCGTGGTCTTCGAGCAGCTTGTGGGTGCCGTCTTTCGAGCCATCATCGACAGCTACGATCCTGTCAGCGAACTCGCTCCAGCATTCGAGTGCGCTCGGCAGGAAACGTCTACGTTCGTTTCTCACGATGGTGGCTACGGTGATCATTCGATTTCCCTTGTGAATGCATAACCCGGCAGCGACAGATCCTGTATCCCCTCCTCGTAGCCCGGCCAATCGTCGTCCGACTCGCACCACGCCCAGCGTTCCAGCAACCGGTCGAGTTTTCTGCGTCCGAGCTCGACACTCGCGGGGTCCATACAAAACACCGAACAACCGAAAGGTGGCGTTTTTTCGAGTGCGACGAACAGAAAAGACGGGCGTTCGTTGTCACCGGCAGCCGACCACGCCTCCAGGTAATGTGCCGCTTGAATTTCATAGCCAAACGAAAAGCACGACCGGGCGAATGTGTCCCTCGACGCATCCAGGGTCGTCTTCAGATCGACCACGCAGCCCTCGTATTCGCCGATCGGCAATGCATCGATCCGGGCCTTGCAAGCGACATCCGTAAATACATCGTCCCAGAAGCACGACGCCTCCGTATCGGCACCGTATTCGGAGAGCAGCAGCTTGGAAGCGACCGGGTGAGACTGTACCGCGTCCCTCATCGACTGAATCGTGTCGAACAAATCGGGCGCAAGCACGAACTCTGCACCAAAGTCCTCCTCTGCCTCGAGCCAGAGGGCGCGGACGGGTTTCGTCCTCTTGTCGCCTTCCGGGCCGCGATAGTAGTTCTCTTTGAAGTATGCGCTCTCGAGGATCGCCAAATGCGCCAGACTGCCGAGCTTCTGGGCCTTGGTCGCCTCTTTAGGGTTCGCGAGCGCCCAGCGCAGATGGGCCGGGCTACGGTCGAACAGCCGCAGATTCGTGGACGACGCGGCCGGGACCGCGAAGTATTTTTCGGGACTCCAATCAAAATGTACCTTGCTCATGGTTTCTCCAATCCTGTGAATGTCCTGGCCTCTTCCAGCGCAGCCGGCGTCTGCTGTGATTCGGTATATAAATGCCGGATCGGTAGACCCGTGACCGCTACCTGGGGTACGAGCCTCGCTTCTAGCCCCAAACAAAACGTCCGGTCCTCGCCTTTCAGCATACCATCGGCGGCGCGTAACCCATCCATCAGCGGATGATAGTGGGAGTCGAAGCCACGACCACGGATCAACGTGCAAGCCCCTCCACCGAATACCGGATACTCGGCGATCTCGTCGCGGTGCATCAGCATATCCTTCAATAGATCAGTATAAAAACCATAAGGGTGCGTGTCCCAGACCTGGGGCAGTTCGGCGCTGTAACCGGGCCACTGGGTCCAGAATACGCCGTACACGACGGGGGCATCGACTTGCCACATCCGCTTCAATACGCCGGGGCCGATTATCACATCGGAATCCACCATGAACAGCGCATCATAACGCCAGAACGGACGGGCTTCATCCATAAAATTCTGACGGGCCAGCGCCACCTTGTCGATCTTGTCCACGGTCCAGCGTGGGCCGTCACCATCGGGTGGCGCGACCTTTTCATGCGTGATATGGACCTGGTAGCGGCCAGCCCGCTGCGCTTCCAACCCCTCCCGATGCAAACGGAACAGGTCACCCTCAGTCTCCCGCGTCGGGCCACCGGCCAAGACCTTGAAATCGCGGACATGGCTAGGACGAGTGGACCCGAGTTGCTCGCGCACTTCCTCAAGCCCGTTTCCCCGTGAGCCACCCAGATGAGAAAGGTGTGACGAGTGGGAATCCATTTTCATTTTAAGCCGTGACCTTCTTTATCCGGGCACGACCCTTCTTCTTCGGCCAAGTCTCCAACATATCAGCTGCGTGATGCATCAGATAACGTATCATGCCACCGCGAGTCTGCTTCTGTGCGAAATCCCGCAGCTTGCTAATAGTCTCTTCGCGATCCTCTTGTGTAAACTCTTCCATCGGGGCACCCCCTAAAATGGTAAATCAAAAGCCACCAGGTCTTCGACCGGCACCCAGTAGCACGAACGGCCATTGCCGGCCTTGTCGGCCCAGTAGCGCAAATCCTTCATGTCAGACCCGCGCATCCAGCCCATAACCTCATAACCAAAATCGGAGCCAGACGATCTCACGAAAAAATAACGGCGACTGTCATCATCATCCGGCTGACCGAGCAGAAAACTGGCGTTCGGATTGCTTGAGCTCCGTACCTCGATAGCCTCGCCATCGAAAAACAGGTCGCCATCGTGACGACGATCAAAATCCAGCTTATGCGGCTGCGGCCAACTCACACCCAGAGCCCGGGCTACCGCGATTTCGGCCAGGTAGCCGACCAGACGGTCATCCAAACTGGACGCCTCAGACTGCCTGTTCTTCGGGGTGTGGTCCCTCAATACCGACGACAACGAATGGTGGGTCGCTATAGAACACGCGACCGCGACATCAGAAGGTTCGAGGGTGATCTTCATCCCTCAGACACCACACATCCCTTCACACTCGTTACCGAACATATCCACCTGGTCCGGATCGCCCACATTGAACACAGCCTCCGAGAGCGGGACGCAGGAGCGGTGAAGATATGTCGGATTATTTACCCCCCTGCCCGACATATCGCGGATCGCGTCATCGAACACAACCGCTCTTTCAAATTCGGTTGGATGCTCATCCTTCATCCACTGCCAGTAAGAATCGCTGTGATACGGGCAGTAGACACAAGCACTCTTCAACGGCTCCGGTAGACCCGCCTCCTCGATGATCCCAAAACAGTCGTCGCGCATGAGGCTCAGGTCCACTAGAGGCCAAGTGTTTGTCACCCACCGCTCACGCGCCGGCTTCATCCTCTGAGCTTCGTCTAGCGTTATACCCAACATCGCCCGGACTTTATGCTTCACGCGCTGTCGGGGCTTGTAGCCCATGCACTCACGCGCCTTCTTCAGAATTGGAGCGATCTTATAATCAAACGTACACTGACGAGGCAAGATTCCACGTCCACCATCTTGAAACACCGGTAGACTTGGGGCAGACCCGCCACCATTCATACTGAGCAAAAGCCGTTCGCTCAACACACCCTTCTGGGCCTTCACAACTTCGATACCGAAAGGTGCCGCGTAGGCGGTGAGTACCTTCAGATAGTCATAAACGTACTTAGGCTCGTCGCCAGTATCAGCGAATATCGCTACGTCAGGCTTCGGTACCCCACCCTGGCAAGCCAAGACAAGCAGGGCGCTCGATTGAACGCCAGCACCAAGACTGAGGTAGGTGAAATCATAATCCCCGGAGGTCGTGTCAATCTTCATTTTTTTTTGGGTTCGGTGTCCGTTGAGTCGCATCAGCGAAGCCGCCGCGATGTCGAGCCGGGGGGGCCAAAAGTGTCCCCTTTTGGTGACAAGTTCGTATAATATCCATTATGTTAACCTAGCCCAATACCCCAAGTCCATGTACCACAACGACTTACGCGATCCTTGCATAAATAGGTGGTGTTATTGTGTCGCCAGTTCGCATGGATATGCAAACCGGATGCATAAAGGTTCGGAACCGGTGGTTTGAACTCGCCCGCCCGGGCGTAAAGACCTAGAGGTCTTTTCTCGCCTTGCATCACTCTTCCACCTCCACGACTTCGGCCTCAACCACCTCGATCTCGTCAAGCTCTTTAAGCGCATCGAGGAACTGCTCCCCGAAGTTGACTTGGATGGCGACCACTCCCTCCCTCGTATCTCCGAACTTGACCCTGTCGTACTTGGTCGCGGTCCATCGGTTAGTTTCCACCTTGAGCCTGGCAGCTGGCACATCGTCCTTATCGGTAACGCTGTGCGCTATCTCGAGAGATTCCTCGACCAGGTCTTGGGCTATCCGTTTCATGTTCTCGTTCCACCTAGCTCTTCGTTCTTCATCCGAGTTGAGCCACCGATAGAATGTCGTCTTCCCTATCTTCAAGTCGAGCGCCTCGATACATCCTGCGACGCTCCGGGTCTGTGTATAGACATCGAAGATCACTTCCTCCCCGATCTTGTTCAGCTTCGAGAACTGTCTCTTTGTAATCTTCTGCCCAGCCATTATGCCTGAGCCTCCCACGTCATGTCTCCTGTATCGACGTGATTGAGTCCGAACGCTTTCGTATCACTCTCATACGATTTCATACCATACCGTTCACGGTCCAGGGCAGCGTCCCACACCCCCCTACCTTCGATGTCCATCCATCCATTGTGCTTATCGGTCTTCATCGCTTCCCACAGCTTGATGTCTCCACCGGCCTTACAGTCTCTGACTTTGTCGGCGTCCACCAGTTTCCTCAGACCCCTCATCATATCGATCATGTCTTTGGGCTCGAATGCTACTTGGTAGCGTTGTTTGATCATCTTCCCGGTACGGGCAAGTGCCCCTTTCGGTGCCCCGTTCGGGTACAGGCATTCCTTTACGGCGACCATCACATCACCCCATTCGGCTACCCACGCGCTCTTCTTTTCCACACCCTTTTCGGGCGTGTTCGCCAAACTGCTTTTAATGTTTCTTAATTGTTTATAATGTTTCTCTTTGTCCCGATTGGTGTCCCGCTCCCTGTCCCGCTCTTCAATGTGGAAAACTGCGTATCTATCATATTCGATAACACGATAGATGGTGCCCAATGGTGTCTCGCTCACCGTCCCGATTCGTGTCTCGCTTTTTAGGCGCTTCAGAAAGCGTTCAACCTTCGACTTAGACCACCCCCAGCGTTCGGCCAGAAAGCGCAGGGCCACTATCAATTCTCCCCTCCCCAGCTGTTGCCCGTGTCGCCTCATCGGCTCATGTGCAGCCATCTGCACGATGTCCAGCCAAGCGAATCTTTTGCAGACCCCTTCACGCTCTGCCAAGGCATGACCCGGATCGAACAGTTTCCTCCAGGCTGGTATCCATCCCCGTCTGTCTGCGCTCATAGTTGTTTCTGTTCCCCCGAGGGACTCAATTCTATCACCTTCAGACCCGGATGTTTCGTTCGCAGCTCATCCAGGTTATTGCTCACCTCTACCACCTCCAGCTTGCCGCGTCCCCTGTTCCTCCACACCGCGTAGCGTTCGAGAAAGCCCAAGTGTTCACCGCCCTTGGACATCGGTATCTCGTCACCGAAATCTGATATGAACGCGCTCATCCTTTCTCCTGACCTATGATCCTCTTGCCCACCCACTCGGCTACTTGTGGGACGATGGCGTTACCGAGGGCTCTAAGTCTGTCCACCCGATTGGGAACCCCATGAGCCACTCGACCCAGGTCGGGTTTAGTTTGCCACCGACCATGAAACTCAGTGACCGCCCTCCCTGCGAATATGGTTTCGTCCGGTGTCCCGTATCGTCTGCCGCTGGCGTAGGCCAGAACGAAGATTCTGGCTCGTAGGTGAGGGGCGCCAAGGGCCGCTGCCGGTATGCAATCCCATTCCGCGTCGTACCCGATTGCGGCCAAGTCGCCAAGTATTCGGCCCATCCCTCGAACAAGGAGGCTTGGGACGTTCTCCACGAGTGCGTAGTCTGGTCGTAGTTCGCCAATAATGCGGGCGAACTCAGTCCATAGTCCGCTCGACTCGCCCTCAATCCCGGCACGACGGCCAACGTGGCTGAGATCGCCGCACGGGAAGCCCCCTGCAATGCAGTCGACGGCCTCAAGGTTCGCGAATCCGACATCAGCTACCTCCTTGTAGCGAGTTACATCCGGCCAGTGCTTCGCCAGCACCTTGCGGCAGTACGCATCGTTCTCGACTTGCCAGACGACTCGCATCCCGGCCCGCTCGAGTCCTAGATCGAAGCCGCCGACGCCGCTGAACAGCGAGCCGACCTTCATCGTTTACGCGTAGCCTTCTTGCGTTTCTTGCCTACCGCCATCTGTTTGCCCGTGCGTTTCGCTTCTTTCTTGGCCGCAGCGTACCCCTTCTTGGAGTATGCGTAATGTTTCTTGCCGACCTTTGGCATCACTGCCTCCTATCTCTATGTATACAAGGTTTTCCTCTAAACTTCAAAATCCAGTGAGGTCTGGCCCAAGGGTATGATCTCAATCTCGACACGTTTGTTCTTGCGATCGATCTCCTGCTCGGGCGGCACCCACTCCATATTCGCTTCGCGGTCGTCCTTCAGATAGCCCCTGGTTACTAGGTAA